GGGAATACGTAATACCGGCACGGCTGGCCATCCGAATGATATTCCATCTGCTCCGCCCCGGCGGTAAACTGTACCTGCTTTCCAAACAAGTTAAGCTGATCGTGTTCTGTCAATGCAAAATGCTCTGTAGATCCATCTGCAAGAGTCACACTAACACCGGAATAAATAGCCTGCTCACACGCCTGGCTAATCTCCTGTTTTTTGCTAGACTGCAGTTCCGCAATCGTCGGCTCATACGGCTCCGGTGGAGTGACAGGTTCCGGATCAGCTGGCGGTACGTACACGCTGCCATCATCTGACAGATACATTGTCTGGCCCTCATCACGATATACGGTGTTCCAGCCGGTCAATGTGGTTGCCAAAACAGCTCCCGCCGTATACAACTGGATATCACCGTCCCAGGAGTCCGGTACAGCATCTGCAAAAATAATCTGTAACACATGCTCCGATGTTGGCCGGATACTCTGGATCTCATAAAGCTGATCCGATCCTGTGAGTTTGATTTTTTCCATTGAGATACCTCCTCATATTTTTAGGTAAAATAAAAGCTCTGGCAGGATCATCTACCAGAGCGTTATGTTTATAAGTGGGAACGATAAAAGTTATCTTTTATCACCATCATGCTTGTTTTTGCATAAATTTTTGTCGTATCAAGTTTTTCATGTCCTAACAAAGTTTGTACAACATCAATCGGTGAGGTCTCCAGCATATGTGTAGCAAATGTATGTCGCAGAACATGAGGTGTGACCGTTCTTTGTATATCCGTTCTGGAACAGATTTCTTTAACGATTTTCTCCAGTGTGCTTTTCCCCATACCGGCTGTTTTTCGCTTACCTACCACAAAAACTGCATCTGTATTATCGTTTCGTGTTTCCAGGTAAGCTTTTAAAGCCAAGATTGCCTTAGGTGTCAGATGTACAAAGCGTTCTTTATTTCCTTTGCCGCATACTTTTATGGATCCCTCTTCAAAATTAATATCAGAGAGCTTCATATCAGCAACTTCCGATACTCTACAGCCTGTGGAATAAAACATTTCAAAAATAGCCTCTTCCTGTATGTTCTGGAACTTACGGCGTATCTTTTCTACTTCCAGACGTGATAAAGGTTCTCTGACTTTTGCTTTGTACTTTATTGGATCCAATGCGGCTGACGGATTGCTTGGGATATACCCATTATCATGCAGCAATGTAAAAAAAGAACTAAAGATCAGCCTGTGTCCATCTTGGGTACGGGTAGATATGTCGTGAGTTTTTCTGTAATATACCATATACATACGTATGTCATCAGCAGTTACATCCTTCAGCTTTTTAGGGCACCAACGTAAAAAATCTTCAATAACTCTTTTGTATTGACCCAAAGTACCATCTGACAGATTTATAAGCTTTTTACGTACCATAAATATCTCATAAAGCTGCCAGTTCTCCGTATTTTCCACCATCAGCTCCATTGTCTTTTCTCTTACTTCATACCCGCTCATCTCATGACACAGCACCTGATCCAGAATAATTAACTGTTCTGTTGTAAAATTCCCTCCCGTTTTTAATGTAGCCAGTATCTTGTTCCTCAGTTTTTCCATGTAGTTTCCTCCATTTACATTGCAGGTTTATTGCTACACTTACAATGTAAAAGAGGATCAGCAAAAACGGAATAGCCACCATGAAATATGAGCTATATAGTAATTTAGATTCGGGATATTTTAAAATAAAAGTTAAGACTACAACGATTGTTTTAATTATCGAAGAGTTTACCTTTACAAATGGAGTAGCAACTAAGACACTTCAATCTATTTTTGGAAACATTCCTACATATGCTAGCGGTATATGTCAAACAAAAGTTGAAGATAGCGGTGTTTACAATTTTACAGCAGTAAAAGACGGAAATAATTTAAAAATTGCAACAGCTGGTTCTACATTTTCCGGAAAAAAATGGGTAACTATGATAATTTTTGGTACGGCTTAATCTACAAAAAGATTGTTTGCTATTGGAATACAAGTCTTTGCAACTGATAAATTAAGATGCTGACAAGGATACATACCGTTTTATGATTTGCCCATCATAAAAGAAACTAAGGGTTAATTTAGATAATGTTGTATCAATTTCCATTCTAGTAATGCTCTTTCCCGCAACCATTATCGGTGAAGTATAAGGAACGCCATCAATCGTAAACGTTACTCCATTATTATTAGCATTCAAGACTACCTTGGAAATATGATTATCTGTGTTGAGTTTGTTTGTTCCAAGAGTTTCTAAATTACTATTTAGCGTCGCCAACTGATCCTGCAAAGCCTTTCCCTGGGCGGCCGAAAGTGGAAGATTTGGGTTATCGGTCACACAGTTATTGACGATAGATCCAACATGCAAAACAAACTGCAAACCGGACTTTAAATTCCGGAAAAACTGGAAAAAATTCATTTTGCTTTTCACTGTATCAAGAAACTCTGGAAAGCTGCTGATTTCTTCTGAGGTTCCTGAATCATCAAATGTCGGATTCTGTATATCCAAAAAATCCTGCACAGAAGCTGCGCCTGTAGGGTTTACAGTAATCGTGATCTGTGATGCATTCTGTACCGTGGACTGGATATTGTATATGTAGGCTGACGGTGATACCTCGCTATGGACCGGCATCTCATCCGGTACCGTTGCCTGAGTAACAGAAAACAAAGTTTCTTCTCCGTCCTCAATCTTTGCATACAGTCCAATAGTCTGGATCAGATATGCCTGATCAATGCTGTCATTATCAAAACGAACGGTTACTTGTGCTACATTTCCACCGATTGTTTTTGTTCCGGAAGGGATCACGCTCTGCACCACATCCTGCAAACCTGTTAATGCTGAGATATTTGTCCCTGCTGGATAAGAATAACTGGATGTTTTTGCACTTGTAAAAATAAGCTTCTTTTCGCTTGTAAAAGCCTGTGCAATAAGATTCTGCCCGCTTTCTGTAACAACGGCTGCTTTATATACTCCCATGTTTTTCACTCCTATTCATTCGAAATTGTCTGTATACTGATTTCTGCAACAGCTCCTGCCGCATTAGCAGTTCCGGCAATATCATATACTGTATGCCTGTAAATCGATTGTACGAATACTCTTGAAACGTTACCCGCTGCATACAATCTATTTGGTACGCGGTTTGTGGTCTGCTGATTTGCTAATATCTGAATGTGTGCCGGAACTACATCCCATAACAGGTCGTATAAAAGATCAATGGCTCCATACCGATCCGATGTGACTTTGATTTTTAACTTGCAGGCAGCAGAATCAACTTCCATTTCATAACCGTCTTTACCATACAGCTCCGTAAGCTTGTCCCGTAAAAATCCAATAGAAAACGGAACAATGGTATTGTATTTTTGCAGCACGCGGGTCCTGCGGTAGTCCAATGCGTCTCCAAAACGATAGACAATTCCCAACAGTCTTTCATAATATGCTATGGTCGCTTCATCGCAGCTTGAGATATAATTGTTTGCACTTACTTTTGCCATATTATCTTCAAGCTGATCCAGAACATGTCCCTGAACTTTTAAAATCTCTCCATATTCAACTATGGGGCGAAAATAAAAGGGCAGTTGCTCTTTTAACTCATTCTCTGCATTACTCACCGTTGATCACCACCGTTCCCAGGACTGGTACCTGTTGTAGCGCTGCACTTTCTGTCAACTGCAGATCACCAGCTGCACCATTAATTTTTACATTAGATACATTGACCACATCTTGGATTGTCAAAATAGAATAAATGATCCTCGACACATAAACAGTAACCGCATATGTTATCTGATGCGCTTTCAGGGCATCTCCCCAGCTTTTACAGATCGTATCCAGGTATTCTTGTATCTTCTGCCTGATCTGGTCTCTGTATGTCTCTACGCCATTTAACATAGTTTCCACAAAATCAATGTCACAGGTGATATTTAATACCAGTTCTGTTCCTGTTGTGATCGTCACTGCAGCACCAATCGGAGCGATGCCATACCCATCTGCTGTTGGTTCATCTCCGTCATCTTCTAGGGGACATATGATCTTTTGTACCTTCTGAACGATTGCAGGCAATACCGGCCGCAGATTATCCCCCAGAATACTGCAGAGAACGGTTCCACCACCGTTCCATGCCGGATACACCTGTACAGCGCCAACACCTTTAATGGAAAGTATTTCATTTCTGTAGGAAGAAATATTCCCGCCAAAGGATGTTACTTCAAAAGTCTCATAGAACCGACTTCTGAGCGCATCATCTGTTTCCTCTTCTGTCCCTGCTGTAATGATCTCACCTAAGATTGCAGATGTAAGTCCATTTACGGCCGTAATTGGAAGCAGATCTCCTGTATAATTATTTCCTGATACGCCTGCATCTGTGCAGGTCATCTCATACACCAATGCTTTTTCGCTCTCAGAAATTTTTTCTCCTACTATAAAAACCTGTGAGTCAGCCCCGTTGATCGTCTTAAATAAACTACCTGACGGCACCGGAACATCAAAGGTTCCTTTTCTCACGGCTGCTGTAGCAGCTTTTCGTGTAAGGCCACGCGTCTGAACGATCTGGTCTAACGAGTCTCCAACAGCCGTGGCCGGATATGCATTATCCTGAAGATTTTTCAAAAGCATATATATGCCTTCTAGGTACCAGGCCACCGGTCCGATCGCAGTCTGTACCAAGCTTCCTTCCCTGGTATCAATATGAGTATCTACCTGGGACAGCATTTCTTTCTGGATCGCCTCCCTGGTATATTTGCTAAAATCGATCACACGCTCACCTCTTCTTTCAAAGCCCCATATACCGTATTTACACAAAAGCTGCAGCTGATCCTGTCTTCTTTCTGCTCAAAGACAAAATCATCTACAGACAGGATCCTGCTGTCTACGGATAAGGCTTCTTCTATCCTTCGTGGCATATCACTTACCACGTAGTCATACTCTTCCCCGATCAGATTCTCCAGCTCTACTCCAAAATCAGAAGAATAGATCTGCCACCGGAAACGTTCTGTATTCAGTAAGATCTCCACTGCCTGTCTCATGGCTTCCAGGCCTTCATCCATACCAGCTATCTGCTTCGTAGACCAGTCGATCAGAAACGTTCTTGTAGGCTTTTCTGCTTTTTTTAAAGGAACTGCTATTCCTACACCTTCTGGTAATGTTGCCATGCTGCCTCCTATGTCATAACTTTGGATAAAACAATAAATTGCTGCCCTTTTTGCACCCGCAGCATGATCACTTTATCCCCAACCTTTAAACCTTCCGTTACAGTCACTGTACCGCTCCCGCCCCGCACTGCTTTTGTCTTTTCGCAGACATTGGACGTCAGGATCAACGCTTCTCCTGATATAGGAGGCAGTGATGTATCTGTCTTTATAGTAAGCGGAGATACTGATACAACCGTTCCAGTCGCTTTATCTGTTAGTTTAACTGCATCCAGATAGTTTTTTATCACCGTCTGGATCACGCCTATAAGTCCCGTCATACTATATTTATGCCTCCCAACTGATCAAATGATTTGACTTCAAACTGCATGGTATGGTCTTCCCCAGACCATTTATGGGTTACCTTTTCACAAAGCAGCAATCTGATACTGGCAAGATCTTCAATATCTCCCAGCTGTACTGGAACGATCATTCCTGCACGAAGCTCTACAAGCCCTATTGCTTCCAGTTTCAAAGTCTGTAATACCCTGTTGTAATACTGCAGATATGCCGCACACATCTGATCGATCTGAGCCTCATTCAAGGATTTATCCACCTCATCATAGTATTGGAGAAGCCCCCATTGCTTGATCGTTTCCGTATCTTCATGCACATACACATCCGTCCGGCCGCTCTTCTCATTTTTTCGTACCAGTTTTACACGGTTATAAGTGTCAGAATCAATGTCTCTTTTATAGGTATAATCAGTTGCCAGGCTTCCATCCCCAATCCGACTTGTAAGAAACATTTTGTTTACCTCTGTAAGCGTCAGTTCACCTGCTTTATCATAGAAAATAAATATTTTTCCTGTCTGTATGATAGTCTGGGAAAGGGCGTCAAAGATAATGTCGATACATTCTTCATTTTCCTTTAACAGACTTGGAAACACATATCCTGTAGGATCTAATGTACCAACCTTCAGTCCAAAATCTCCTGCGATACGCATAATGATCTGCTCTAGACTCATGTTGGTAAATGCATAACTGGCTTTGGCTTTCAGATAACGCAGCTGATCATAAATGGTATAGGTCTTTTCTCCGTCCCTTTTCTGTTCCAGAGTGAATACATATCCCTTAAACATTTTCTCTCCGTTGATCGTATATTCCACGGAACTTCCTTCCGGTATTGTGCTACTTCCTATTTCCACACAGGAGAATTTAAGCTTCCCCGGTGCATCCATACGGTTAGTCGCCCATTCAATTTCACGGGTTGCATTGATATAGTCCATTACTGTTATCTGATCAGATCCGTCCGGGGCTTTTCCTTTCATCTGTACTAATAATGATCTTTCCATCTTCTTTTACCCCGTGATCTGCAGCTGGCTTTCCTGTACCCAGCCATATGTTCCCACATGCACCGGATAAGCTTTTCCTGATACGATCCTTGTAACAGTCGTATTCAGGTTATTGGCCGAACCATGGGGCTTTCCGCCGTTGCTGTCATAGCAGTATTCTCCATTTACCGTTACAGAAGCGCCTACTCTAAGTACCGGCGTATCCACTGGTCTGGTGGTGTCTGTTCCTGTTTTAGCAGTTGTCTGTCCACTTTCTGTTTGACCAGTGTCTTCCGATGGTACTGTAGTGATCGACACGATCTCCGGATCATAAGAACGATATTCTTTAAAGTCAACCTTATAATATTGGTCTCCAGGTTCTCCGCCCTTATCAATAAGCTCAAAGTTGGAAATAATGCACCGCACATTTGTGTTCTGCATTCCTGACCGAGATATGATCACCCGGCAGATCTTTTTACTTTTCAATGCTTTTTCAAATTTCTTAACATAAAAAGACACATTCTTAGCTCCACTGTTCACATATGGAGCCTTCCGATTTCCAGGAAAAAAGGATTCCCAGGAAAGCTCTTTTAAAGAAGGCTTCCTGGGAACTACGATTTCTCCTACTCCAATAACGTTATAGGTTTTATGATCAGTGGGATATTTAATATTCACTTCTTCCGGATTGACCGGCATCTTAACTTTCTTTCCAGCAAATATCACATAGACCGAATATTTACTTTTAAGTCCTGCCATTAAATATACCTCCTTCCATTAACCATGTGGTACCGGTGTCTGAGAGTTTATTTCCTCAATAAGCATCTTCTGGATGTAATCTGTGACATCCCCGGCAGTAAGATTTCCGCCTGCGGATTCTGGTACTGTTACATTGATCTGTGGTGCCAGTGTTTTCAGTTCGATCCGGTTCATGTAGCGACGTTCTGCCAGATCCCGGTGTATCTTAAGATCTTCATCTGACAGTTTAATATCATCAACTTTACCGACCTTTCCTACTTTGCCAACATTGGCAATATCTCCTTTGCCTATACCATCACCTAACTGAAGGTCTCCAAAACTGCCTGCCAGATCTCCGATATTTAAGCTAAGATTATCCAGTTTTGCACCCAGATTAGCTCCGTAGTTTCCCCACTCTGCGGCGGTAGTTCCTATATCCAGATTCGCCATACGCTTGATCTGGATTGCATTCTCTCCGAAGGTACTATCTACCCAGCTTGACATTTTTCCACGGAAACCGCTGACTGCTCCCTGCAGATGGGATCCGGTCAATGCATCAATGGCACCAGCAACGGTCTCAACCATGCTGAGTATTGCATCCAGAGCATCTGAAAACAGATGGGCTATAGCCGCTACAGGATCATTAAACACATTGGCAAAAAACTCGGCAAAGGATGCGATCACATTCCACAGCGTAGCAAATACATTATATCCAACTGCATAGGTCATGCCGAACACCTGACCGACCCATCCACCAACTTCCTGCATACCGACACCGAACTGCTGTGCTGCAATCAATGCTCCAGCAAATAATGCTGCCATTAAAAGAACCGGCCAATTGGCCGCCGCCCACGCTGCAGCATGTGTTCCTGCAGCTGCTGCACTTGCAAGCGCCGTTTGTATTGCCTGGGCTTTTACAAATAAAAAAACAGCCCCAACAGCTGTCAGCATCGGAATGATCATATCCATATTATCAGCTACAAATAAAGCACCCTGACCAATTGCCGCAAGTGCATCTGTTCCGACCTGGGTCAAAGCAGAAAATAAAGAAATGGTCTCTCCTAATATCTCCTGACCTTTATCCGTCTGGATAAAATCATTCCAGGCCTGGGCCATTTCTTTGGCACTATGCTGCACAATATTTTTCCCTTGCGTCATTGCATCGGATAAGGTCATAGGCATGCTTGCAAATTTTTCATTCGTTTCATCTGCCATATTTAAGAGTGAATTTTTTACTACCTGGGCTGTAACTTTTCCGTCTTCTGCATACTGCTTGATTGATCCGGAAGTCCAACCCATGCTTTCTTCAATGGTTCTGGCAATTCCCGGAGCCGCTGCAAGGATAGAGTTTAAATCCTGACCACGAAGAACACCAGCTGCCATTGCCTGGGTAAGCTGAATCATGGCATTGCTCTGCTCCTGGGCTGATGCACCGCCGATTTTAAACTGTTTATTGACCTGTTCTGTAAATGCGATCAGTTCTTCATTGGAAGAAAACGCATTCTTGGCATTTAAGCCCATTTTACCCACTGCATCTGCAGTATCAGAATACGCAGCTCTGGAACGCAGTGCGGACTGATAGATCAGGTCATTTAGCTGTGCCACGGAATGTGTTTCATCCTTCATCAGGTTTAACCTGGCATTGATCTGGGCCTGACTGTCTGATAATCCAAGAAAGCCTTTTACAAGAGAAGTTACTCCGGCTGTTGCCGCAATATTTCTCATTGTCTTTAAAAGATTATTGGCATGTCCGTCTGTCTCCTGCGTTTTTCTCCCCAGCTGTTCCTGGTTTTTAATAGTTTCAACCAATGCGGCATTGCTCTCTTTGATTGCCTTGGTCATCTGATCAAAGCCAGACACATTTACATAATTAGAAGCTTTGCCAATTGCCTGTAAAGCTTCTCCCTGTGCCTTGATCTGACCGTTTATATCCTGGAGTTTCTGCTCTAAGGCATTAAATCCAGTTGCAGCGATGTAATTGGAAGATTTCCCCATCATTTCGATGGTACTGCTTACCTTTGAAGTTTCCCTTACTGCCGACTCTCCCAAATTAAGGAAACGGGTAAACGCAGCAGTAAAACTGTCTGTTAAAATAAGATTTTCCTGTATCTGTCCCACTTACCCGCCTCCTTACTTATCTTTGACTTCTTTAGAAAGCCGTTCCATCATGGCTGCCATTAAAAGCTTTTCTCTTTGAGACCGTTTTTCAAAATCTTCCGGGAAGATTCCAAGAGAGACAAAAGCAAAATAAGACGCCTCTGTCTCCCAGTCTCCTCCCTCTAAGAGTTTTTTGCCATCTTTAAGACATTCTGGGCCGCTTTAATATCGTTGATCTCTGAGATTGCATCCTGAATGATCTGTTTTTCACCAACTGAAAACATAATGCTTGGAACATCTGCCGGATCCATTACACCATAAAAAGTACATAACTCTGTATCTTTCAGGTTTGGTTCTACCAGACACATCGCGATCAGCTGGTTTCCATAGGTTATAGCATCAAGATTGCCTTTTTCATCTGAGTATCTGCGCACCAGGATCTCATTCTCCTTAGGAGAAATGGACTCTACCACAAAAGGCAGTGGCTTTCCTTCCTCATCCTTAAAATTTTCCAGATACACGGTCTTGGTCTTTCCTGCCGGCGCCGGCCTTAAATAAGCTCCTAATTTTCCCATTCTTTCTGTCCTCCTGTTATTTGCCTAACTGAGAAGGCTGATCATTAAACCATTTCAGTACTTCAAAGTCATTAAATGTAAATGAAATATCTTCCTGTAAACTCTCTGCTGAGTCATCCAGGCGGATGATCGGTATCTTTGTAAGAAGCACATTATAAACCCCTATGGTCTGCGCTCCCATGGAAGAAGACGGATCATCATTGGTGATCTGAAACTTGATCGTTGGAAAACGGCCAGTCTTCTTATACTCCGTCAAAATCTTTAAAAATGCCGGAGTACCATAATAAACCGTTGCTGTTCCCGAGTACTTCACTCCCTTTGGTTTATTCTGTGTTACAAGAGCGCCGCAGACTTTAAATTCACCTGTCTCAATCTCTGCATCTGACTCAAACTTCTTTAAACCAAACAGCAGGACATTTTCCCCATCTACCTCCATAAACGCTGTTCCGGCTGTACCACGAAGAGAATCCTGGGCTAATAAATAACCTTCATTTTTCACGCTTTACACCTCCTTATTCAGCGCTTGTATCGGCAGATACCGTTACAGTCATGTAGATCTTTTCTACACTGTCAACCGGCTGGATTGCTGCATTTACAACGACTGCATCAACATCCGTTCCTGCAGATACCTGGATATCATCCGCTTCAAAATTCTGAATGCCGCCATTGGCCTGCATCTCATTCAGATAGCCAACGATCCAGCCTTTCAACAGATTTCTGCCGTCCTCGTTGTTATTGATTTTTCCAATGTAATACAGAGAAAACTGCTTATACACGTCATTGCAGAACTGGTTTAAAACACGCATCACACGATTCTTGGAAAAGTATTTCTGCTTATCCACAGTAATGCTGGTAAAAGTGTTGATATCTGTGCATATCTTAACGGTATCAAAAGAGTCAATGAACACGATCTTGCCTGCTTTAATAGCTGTCTCGATCTCCGCATCGGAAAGCTTTGGTGCTGCACTGACTGCCCCCAGATACCTGGAATAAGTAAGAGACTGGTTATAAGAGGCACCTGCTTCTGCACCGCCTAACCACCAGGTTGCCTGCTGTGGGCTGAGAACAGTCCCGTCAGACAGCTTTACTCCATTCCCGCAGGAAATGACCCATTCACTGTCGCAGCTTTCCGCTCCTGCCATAACTGCCTGGCATTTATGACCTACCTTTTCGGAAATACGTTTCACAAAAGAGGCATAGGCCTGTACAATGGTCTGCTCCGTACCGTCATAAACCACGATATCAAAATCATACTTTTCCAGCTGGGAAAGAAATTCCGCATGATCCGCATTTGTGATCGTTGGATCTTTTCCACCTGTAAGCGCTGTTCCTGCCGTTTCAGTAATGTCCTCTGCACTGCTGGAGAATGTTACCCAGTTATTAGCTGACAGTTCCGATGCCTTCGATACCACCTGCTCATCTCTGACTTTTCCGTCCACTACCGTAGAAACGGTATAGGTTCCTTCCATATCCGGCTCTTCCTGGATAACAACCGTGATATCATTTCCACGCACTCCTTCATAAAGAGCTGTTGCTGTCACCGTCCCCACAGTTGCTGCAGCTTTTGCACCGCCTGTTCCCTTGAGCCTGTATAACAGGATCTTGATCGGCCCCGGTGTTGTATTGCTTCCCTTCATCATCTCCTGAAGGAATAATGCCTTTTCATGCATTACATCATAACCGATATAAGGCATTAACTCCTCTCCGGGAATGATTGTCTGCATTTCGCCGCCAGGTCCCCATGAAAGGGCTTCTGCAATTGCAACGGTCCCTTTCTCTCCAATCTGTGCCGCAAGGTTCCCTTTCGACTTTGTATTGATATAAACACCTGGCTGGACTTTATTCTGGCCTGTCCATGTTCCACCTGCCATATCATCTGCCTCCTTTCAATGCTTTTTCCAAAGCTTTGATTGCTCCGGAAATAGTGTATTCCGACTCTGTCAGGATCACCTTTGCAAAATCAGGCTGGTATCCTGACAAATGCCTGCTTTTTAAAAGCTTCTCTGTACTATACTTCTTCTCAGACATTTTACCTGTCTTCTTTGATTCCAATGTCATTTTCCTCCATATCAGACATGAGATTTTCTTTCGCCTGCAGCGCCACTCTCTGACGTATATGAAACTGGTAATGCAGCTCTTCATCTTCAATGTTCCACTGCCGTTCACTGGTAGGAAGAAGTGTGCGAAGATCACTATTATCTGCATACCAGAATGTATCCAGGATCAGATCTAAGAACTCTGCAATCTCCTGGATCTTCTGGTTCCCATTTACAAGGTTCCTCTGCTGCACAAATACGATATCCACTCCCAGATCACGGTAGTAGCGGTTTCCTGCATGCTCTTCTGTAGTCGAAGGCATAAAGAAAATAAAAAAGCAAGGGAATTTCGTTCCCTGCTGGTTTGGGCTGTCATAAACAGGATAATCCGGGTATTGCTTCGTGAGCAATGCTGCCAGACTGTTTATCACATTCTGTAATGAAAAGATCATCTAAATGCCTCCTTTACCCGTTTATCCAGTTCTGTTCTGACCACTGATCTGTACTTTTTGATTGCAGCTTCTTTCATGTACTTGCCTTTCACGTAAGACGTCTTTGTACCTACAACTAAGCCACCAGACCCATCCGGGCTGCGTTCCAGGAGATTACCATTGATGATAAGTCCAGGAACAAAGTGTTTATCCACCCTGTGTCCGTCATTTACATAAGAAGCATACTGCATATTGTTATTAAGCTCTGTCTTTACACTTCCACCCATTACAACCGGCTTCGTTATGCTGTCTGTTCCCCAGTGCTGCGCCATTTGACCGCTGCGCATATTAGTACCCGCCAAAGTACCATCATTAGGCGGTGTCTTCTCAGTTGCGATACGTACTGCCTCAATCGTGGCACCTTCCGCTACCTCTGCCAGGATATTAGGCATATCCTGACCGGCCCGCCTTAACTCATCCAAACGCTTTCGTATCTGACTTCCAAAGCTTGACATGTCGGCATCACTCCTTTAAATCAATGATGTTATCCCTAAGAAGTGTTACTTCTTTATGTTCCAGGCCGGTAAGCGCTCCGCCAACCGGATCATAATATGACTGGGGAGGACCGGCGAAATAACGCTCTGAACGATCATTTCTGCCGATATTTCCACCCCGGATCACCTGCAGTTCATCTCCCGCCTGTATATCCACTTCCAGGTCACAGGAGAGCTTATCTTCCCCGCGTGTCCTGGCAGCGTTATCTGTCATATTCGGGCTTCCTGTTCCGGTATGGTATACACGGCATGGAATTTCAGAACCAACTTTCTTTCGCTCTTGTCTTGTAATGCTTCCGTCTTTTACTGCAATAACACGGTACACGTCCATTGTATCTGTATACCAGTCAGCAAATAATGGATTATCAAATAACATACATACCTCCCATTCCAACCTGACGGGCCAGTGTGGCAAGCTGCTGTCCATACTGTGTTGCGTTCCAGCTGCCCCACTTTTCCGTTCCAATCGTTACCGCCGAATTATCATAGCTGACCGTTGTATCACCCATTGTAGCCGACTTGATAACACCTGCAGGCTGCGCTTTGGCAGCTGCCTGGGATGGACCGGAAGATCCCTGGGAATATGTTTTTAAATACATAGCTGCAAAATGGGCCAGGTAAAGCCCGGCGGCATATCGCCACATACTTCCCCACCGGGAAGGAAGTACGCTGTCATTTACCTGATCCAGGAACATATTTAAAATTCCAGCCGAAAGAAGGTTCTGAACCTCTAGTTCTTCCCCTTCTTCTGTAGTTACTTTCCTGGTAAACTGCGGAAAATCTTCCTGAAACATTGCTTCCGTATAAGATCCCCGTTCGCCTGTTTGAGAAACATTAGCTGCAAGTGCTTTTGCTGCCTGAAATTTTCCTGTCATTGGGTTTGTACTGCCATAAGGCCACATGCTCATCACTCTTTTCTGGTACGCTTTGCAGGTTTCTCTGCATCCGGACGGATATCATTTTCCGCAGCCAACTCTTCTGCAGTTTCATCCGCCTCAATAAGCTCTTTGTCCTTCTTGCCTTCCGGTACGGCAATGTTACCGCCCTCTATTGCTCTCTGGACCAGATCACTCTCTGCCACGTCCTGTGGGATCTCCCCGATAAAATCTTTAGGGATCAGGTAGGCAGAATCATCTGCCCGCCTTACCATGTAGTTTCTCTTTGATACAATAAACATGCTCTTCCTCCTTAAATACCGTCCACATAGATCATGGTCTGATCATAAAATACTTCTACTTCAGACAGGTTTCCTGCATATGCAGTATCATAGCAAAAATCCTGTGTATTGGAACTTGTCATGGCTCTTGTAAGAGGGGCAAGCTCATCCACAGCAACATAACGTTCCTTATTGCAGTAAACTACCATACGGTCTGCACTGGAATCACCGGCACCTTTGCACCATTTGGTTGCAGCGATTACCAGGTCTGATCCATTATGCCTGGCAACATTGTTTTCCAGAAGGAAGGTCAGGATCGTCTTTTCTGCAAGCTCTGTTACTTTGGTAGTAGCCAGGTAATTATACTGTTCATACGGCATGATGATATGGTTTGGAATTGCATCCAGATCATTTTCAGCCTGAGACCATGCAATAAGGATAGCATCATTGATATCCTTTAAGATCTGATCTGGTGTCTTATCCTTAAATTTAGTACTGGCCACTGTAGCGCCGTTAGAAGCTGCATTGGTAATCGTCACATCTGGATTATTAACAAGACCGGTAGTGCCATATCTTGAAAAGCCAACATAAGCATTTTCATCCAGATGCTTATCATAAGCCATACGCAGACCGTCACGGAGTAGGCTGTCCATATTACGGTCAGTCATGTTTCCTCTCTGCATGTCGATCCACATAACACGGGTTCCTGCAGCTACCATGTGGGCTTTATACAGACCTTTGGAAAAATCTGCCTGGACCATAGGGATGCCATTAGCGCCGCCGGAATGCATCAATCCGTCACCAGAACCACCGGTAACTCCGTAACCCACCTGCATAGCAGATACAAATTCATCCCAACCACCGCCTACACGGATTGGGAGATCTCTGGCATAAGTAAAGCTTGTAAGGGGAGTACGGATCATGGTATCACGCTTTTCAAGCTCAGATGTTAAAAATGCCTGACCAGAAGCAATACCGGCTGCATCCATAGCATATGTTGTTGCTTTTCCTGCCCCAGCAGATCCACTTACAGATCTTCCTAAATCAAATGTTCCCATATTCTTATAAGACATATATTTATCCCTCCTATGCATTTAAAATGGTCAGGATACGCATTTCTGCCACTCCATTGGCATCTGCGCTGCCCTTCCACTGTGCGTTAGTTAATTCCACATTCTTTCCGGTGTCCTCTACTGCTTCAAAACCACCAACTGCAGCATTCGGATAGGATTCATTCTTAACAGTTCTTACATAAACCTTTCCGCCCGCAACCGGTGTACCATTCTGGCAGATTACATTAACGCAGCCACGCTTCAGGACTGGGACTGCATCTCCTGTCCGATAACTTCCTACGTTCTGGTTCATATAATCAAATGCTGATTTTACTTCACGGACTGCCACACCAACAAACTTTGCTGCAGTAGAAGCAGCTTCCCATGCTTTTACTGCACCAGTTGTTCCTAAAACTACCGGAGCGCCAAAAGCAATCCCTGCTTCACATGGATGTGTATCCACGATCATATCTGCCTGTCTGGAATAGCTTCCTGCATATCCATGAGGCATTGTCTTACCAATTACCTGTCCTTTCATTACTGGTTCTCCTTTCTCTTGTGAGGGTTTCTGGCATCATAAGCAGCCTGGCACTGCTCAACAGTCATTACTGGGTTGACATCTGCTGCTTTCTTAGCATTTGCTCTGGAAGCTTTTAAGATCGCATCAATGTCATTGGCAGTATCTTTTGCAGTCACTGCCTTGATCAAGGCATCAGAAACAGCCTTTCTCTGAGCTGCATCCTGGATAGCCGCAACAGTTGGACGCATTGCCTTTAAGATGCTTGCAGCAACTGCCTTATCCATACCTTCAGATGATGTATCATCCATTTCCTCTGCCGGAACTACCTTGGCCTCTTCCTGTTTTTCATTCTTTTCCAGATCTTCGTCCTTGGTCCCTTCTAAAGCCTTAATAGCTTCATCCATAGGATCCTTTTCTTCGTTTTTCTCTGTTGTAGTCTTTTCATCCAGAGCCTTTAAAATCTTATCGACCTTCTGATCCAGGGCTACATAAAAGGCTGCATCAAGCACTGGCTTTGCCTCTTCGGCGCTCTGCTGACCGGCTTCTGGCTGTTTGGTGCCGCCTTCTGGTTCGTGAATTCCCTCATCCAGCGCAGCTGCAGCATCCATAGCCAGCTGCTCGATTTCTTCGGCACTCTTGCCTTTCACTGCCTGACCGAAGATCTTAAATAAAAATCCCTTTTTCATTACTTTCCTTTCCGGCTTTTTCGCCTCTTCTTTTTTATCTGAATCTAAAATAGCAGCCCGCTTCCCGGCTCTTCCCCGTTCTACGACTGCTACGTGATTCCCTCTGATCTTTTTCTGGCTGTATGTGCCATCTTCATTCTGGACATAATCGCATTCATATCCGCAGCTGATCTCCCGCTTTCCATTCTGGATCGCATTGATCAGATCCCTGTCATGAATATGAAGGTCTGCAATCATATAATCAGACCATTCACCAGATCCTTTGCGGATATTCTGGGCGTGTCCCATTTCATAGTTCTTTACATCATCCGGCCCGATCAGTCCCGGTGGATGATCATTAGTGACCGGCTTTCCTTCAAATGATGCAAGAGCCGCCTCTGAAAACACATCATCTGGTGAACGGCTTACCGCAATGATCCTGTCCGCATCTGCCCCGGACAGCCCCATTTCCCGCCCCAGATATTCCTGTGTTCCGGTTCGGGCAATTGGCACGTTCTTGCAAATTAAAAAGCCCTCTCCAGTTTCAAGCTGGTTAGGACTTATCGTATAACCATAATAAGCAAGCATTTACTCTTTCCTTTCTATTTTTCCGCATTTGGTACATCTCCGCACATAACCGCCATAATGACCGGAAGCCCGACTCCAATGCTTGCGGTAGTGGTGACAGCACTCCTTCTTTCTGAAAAGCCTCCGCCTGATCCACGATATAAGCCCCATAGGATCACCTTCTTTCATTTGCGACGTCGCAATTATTCTTAAAAATGAGTACAAAAATACCACCGGCCTGCTGACTGGTGGTATTATCCCTGACTGTAAGGACATTTTGAGCAAATCACCCTTGCTGCTTCGATATCCTTAATCTCCTCTAGTTCTTTTGTTGATGATACTTTAAAAAAACGGTTCAGACACATCATTGAGTCATAACATAAATCTGCGCATATTACTTTTTTATATGCCGGACAATAATGATCCGCTTCATAGTCCAAATCATAAGCCATTTTTTCGTATCACCTCCAAAATTATATCTGTACTCTCATCAAAATCTATCTTATTCCAAGCAGTTTTATAAATCCAATCATCACCGTTTTTCGTAATCACGCATACACCCGAAGAACTATAAAATACCTGACGTTTTCCGCCCCATTGTGAAAACATGCATCGTGCATTATTCATATAACTACGAATATCATCATCCGTAATCTGACGTTCCAGCATTCTATGCATAATATGATACGGATCGCGCTTTCCTTCCGGCAGAATAAATGCCTGTTTCTTTTGTGGTGGTAATGGATTTCCAATGTTATGCAATCCAAGTTCTTTGAGATTGCACCCAACATTATAATATTTCTTATTGCTTGACGGATACTTTTCTAAATACTCTTTTAGTCCTTTTGTGTACTTCCACTTCTCAGGATCATTATACTTCAATTCCCGAAACTTAGCAAAGTCTTTAGGAACATCTTTTCCTAAAGCAGTCCTGTACTCTTTATGCTGCTTTATGTCTCTATACAGCTGCTGTCTGTTCCTCTGTTTCTCCTGATAAGCTGCAATCTGTTTCTTAGTTCTCGGATCCCGGTTCAAAGGGTTCTTTTCAATACTGGAAAAATCCTTATCCTTCTGGATCCGCTCTGCGCTCTTACCAATCGTGGTATATTTGACCAGACTATGAAGACAATTTGGGTGGATATTCAGATAGGTATTTGTAAGGTCATTCGGGCCATTTGTATCTATTTTCCCAAAAGCAATGGATAACGGTGGATAATCCGGATTCATTCCACTTTTAGAATAAATACGCCCTTCCAGAGGCGCGCACACCGGACAGGTGATTCCAATCTTTACGATCTGCCATAGATCATAATCATCTGCCGATAAAAGTGCTGCGACTTCTGCCTGGCGAGCAGTTGTCCGTACTGCCATGTTTCCATAAGACTGCATGCTCCATTTACGACCTGCTTTATCAGTAAAACCAGTAATGCCATTGGCTTCCATATCCTTGACCAGATCCTGGCTGCTTTTGATCCAGGGTTTTCCCGCTGCCTCTTCCCGAAGCACCTGTTCAAGAGTAAGCTTCCTGTATGGATCGTCTTCCAGCCTTGCAATCGTAAAAACCGTTTCTACGCTTTTCTTAGCAGTACCGGCCATTTCAACAATCTGGCCTTGAAGATTATTACTCAGCTGCTCCATGATAGCCAGCTGCGTTACAGATCTTGGACTTGCCAGGCTGCGCGCATTGGAATATCCTGCAGCATCCTTATCAGAGTGATAGAAGATCTTTTCAATCATAACTGGAACATAGCTCCAGGAAGTGTCTATCATATTCTGAAGGATACCCTGCACTCTTTCAAGGGCCGCAACCTCTGCATATTCCACCTGCTCCCTGTTACGTTTCTTTTTTATTTCCTGTATCAGCTCTTTTTCTGTACGAAGAAATAAACGCCGTAAAAATGCCGTAATATCAGAAATCACCGGTGGTCGTATCTTCATCGTCATTACTTATCCCGTCCTCTCCGGAACTATCCGGGAAAGAAAAGCCTGCCAGAGGGTCCTGCATACTGCGGGACTGTGAATACAGCTTTCCTTTTCCTGCTTCCACCGCCTCATCTGTGATCTTACTGTAAAGCCCAGTCTCATCAGCCAGTCCCTGAAGTTCCTGCAGGGCCGTAGCAGCATCAACCAGGTCATTCTGATAAACTGCAAGGATCGCGTTGCTCTTTCTCTCTGTAATATCTGCTATGTCCTTTGCATCCGGTGTTTGCATTGGTGAGAAGTCAATATCCATATCATCCGGCATCTTTCCCCAGGCCGACAAAGCCATGACAGGAAGCAACCGTTCAATGATGCCTCTAAGTTCTGTCTCACGTAGTCCGTCAATGTAATCGTAATAGTTCTGCAGATCCGCCTCACCGGTAGCGTTAAGACCGGCCGGTGAACGTCCAAACAGCTTTGTCACGGGTGTTCTGGCTGCTCCCGCCACATCCATCATTACACGGTCATACACATCCGGAAGTCCTGTGAATGTGTACTGCGTGTTGTGGATTGCATCTCCTTTATTGATAAGTCTGGTTCCGAAGTTGCTTTCCATCATGGATTGAGCCGCCATGGTATTCCAGAACCGTCTCTGGATCTCTGTATTAGAAGCACCAAGCAGCTGATCCAGACCGTCTGTTTCCTGATAATTGATATTCGCTCTGAAAGTCAGTGCCGCAATGTTTCCAGCCACATTATCACGGCGGACCAGCTCATCATAGATTGCCTCTATCTCCGACTCGCCCCAATACTGCTCTGTTACCATTTCCATCCACGGCAACTCACGACCGATAAAGCGAATCACACGGCTGTGATGCACCCTGGCTACCATTGTTCCTGTTTCATCATTACGGATCGTATAATAAGCAGGCAGACCAAAGTCTGGATCTTCTGCATCTGTGACCAGTTCACCCTCTGGATAAATGCCATTCCACCGGTCTAGGATATGCAGTCCCAGGAAGCTTCCTGGCATCACAGTATCCATGTCCAGCGGCATGCTCAGATCATTCTGTCCTTTGATCAGGATCACACCGGCAGCCCCACCATAAAGACGTCCCCAGTACATTCCAAGCAACAGTTTCTTTCGTATCTGAGTCTTACGTTCCAGCTGCACCATTTCTTTTAAATATTGAGGCGCAATGCTGGTCTTTAAGTCATACCATTTGCGGATCATATCATTTGGAATGGTCGCTATGATGTTCTGTATGATCCAGTTTTCCCGATAAAGACTTGTAAGCAACTGGTAGTTCTGCGTCATACGGGTCATGGGATACTCTGTTGCCTGTAAAAGATCCATGGTCCCAAAACCTATCCTTGCAGCAGGATTAGAAAAAGCGTCCATCGTTGTAACGGGCGCCCTTTGGTTCATATTCTGTTTTGTAGCCGTCCGTGTCTGGCGTGACGTCTTTTTCTTTGACATTTAACTTCCTCCTATGCTCCGATCCGCCACTTTGGCAGGACCGTATAGCAATAATATCTTAAAGCATCCGGCCCGTGATCTTTTTGTTTAACCGGCTTTTCTTCTCCACGCTCAGCTGCCTTATCATCCCATACGTAAGACTGCATCTCACTGATCAGGCCCTTGCAGTTATCTTTATTGATCCGGATATTTCTCTTAGCCAGGAGAGAACCAACCACACGGATACCGTCTGCCACTTCATTATTGGCCGGTTTTACATACAGGCCACGGCTGCGTAACTCCGTAATAAATGATGCTGCTGATGGGTCCACAACAACCATACATTGATCCTGTGGTTCCATTCCCATAAATTCTGTCATATCATCTGCATACTGGGCATCCGTCCTTTGCGGATTTGCACTGCGCCTTGCTTCCTCAGAACGGCTGTCCCACCGATATTCCTGGTCAATCCATATAGTCTGTCCATCATCCCATACCTCCAGAAATACACACGGGTTCGTCGTACCATAATCTACTGTAATGGCCTTCATAGCTGTGTTCTTTAAAGCAACCGGACGTTCCTGATCAGTATACAGGTTATCATCTGTGAGCATAGTGTAGATCAGGCCTTCCGCTACAGCCCACAAGCCTTTGATATAGCGTAGATAAAAGACACCTGCATACATTGCCCTGTACTTTTCTTTCACCTTTTCAGAAAGGCTCAGGTTATCATCCATTGTAAAGTGCAGATACAGCAGCCGCTTCTTAATACGCTTATCGATCCATTCCAGCTTAAACCAGTGCATTGGACCGGCCGGGTTACAGTTAAACCACCAGGTCGCACCTTCCACGGAGCATCTGGCCGTTGCCTGGTTTACAAAGCTTTCCGGCATCAACGCAACTTCATCAAAAAAGGCACCTGCTGCCGTGATACCTTGCACCAGGTCCTGGGAACCTTCATCCTTGCCACCAAATATGTAAAAATAATTGGTCCTGCCATTTCTGCTGACTTCCAGCATGTTGGGAAAGTCTCCAGAAATATGATAGATCCAGTGATATCCCCGGCTGGTGAGCATCAGTTTCAGGTTCTGCAGCACGTTACGCTTAAAAGAGCTGATCGTCTTTCCTGCCATGATGAAATTCTGTCCGTCATAATTTGCCATGCTCCACATTGTATAAGACAGGCTCATGCTGACTGTCTTTCCAGAACGGATCGCTCCATCTGCAATTATGCCTCCTGCTTCTCGCACTGGACTGTTCGGCAGCCACCATGTAAAGATCTGGCGTTGCTTCCTGGAAAACTTTTGAAACTTAAATATTGGACGTTTCTTCTTCATTCTCTGCGTTCTCCTTTAAGCTTTCATCATTTCTCCAATCATCTGCAGCAGAACTATCCAATGCTTCTAAGAAACCGTCATCTTCCTGTTCTTTCTCATCCAGATCACCTAATTTCCTTGCTGCCAGATCAACCTTCATGGTTTCAAGCTCTAATCTGGCATCATCCACACCATACCTGTGCAACGCGTCAATGGCAGCCTGTTTCCTAGCCTGTACACGGGTCAGCGCATCCTCAATGTTCTGGATCTGCCCCAGCTTCCCACGGTACTCCAATAGGTCCGTTTCCTTGTCCTTTTCAAGACCTTTTTTGTGGCCTACTGCAGTCATGCCAGTCTCACCCACAGCAAGCTTATTCTCTTCATCTGCTGCGTTGCGCAGCAGCTCGATCCGCTTAAGCATCCGGCGCTCTCTGACAGTTAAAAGCTGTATCTCCTGCATAAGAAGCGCCTGCTTGTCCTCTGGTACTGTCTGCACCAGGCGCTGCTCCTCCAGATCCAGGCAATCAAAAAGGAGAGTTTCAAACTCTCCCGTAGTAACTGCATTCTTATTTTTCTCTGGGGCAGCACCGCCCTTGTTTCCAGCAGCGTTCTTATTTCCCGGCTGACCGCCTTTCTTTTTCGCAACGTTGCGTTTCTTCTTTTGCAACGTTGCATTATCCCAGTCATATCTATTCTTCCAGCTTCGGATTGTCCCCTCCGGGATTTTCAGAAGATCTGAAATTTCAATCAGTTTCTTACCTTCCAGGAACAGATCTCTGGCCTGTTCCATTCTGGCATCTGGCGCTCTGGCCATGCACCACCACCTCTCATTCGTGTTTGTTTTGGGTATAGAAAAGGAGCCACGCTGGGTGACTCCTGGAGTTTTTACACATGGTATTATTTTTGATTAAAATGTTGATTATATAATTTTTCCAAAGCTTCTTTATCACATATATTAGCGTCGTTATCTATTTGCTCTTTTATAACAGATTTATACAATTCATATCCAGATTTCCCAAATTCTGGAATAATAGCTCTTTCCAATGCAGTTATTCTGTAAGTATTATAACACTGCATTATTTTCATTTCATCACTGTTTTCTTCAACAGAATTTACAATAAAAAAAACTTCTAAACAATTTCCCACTAATTTCACTGCATAAAACAATATAAAACTTATTAAATATGAAAATGCTAGTATTAAAATAATGAAAAATTTCCACGAAAATGTCTTATTACTGTTTCCTAAAATAAAACAGCAAAATAAACCAACAATAGATGTTGCTGTTACTAAACCAAGCAAATAAAAACTTAAAAGTATTTTTTCCAAATGTTGAACTTTATTAGTTCTTACAACCGACTGGACTTCCTTTTTAGATACAACTCCTGTTAATATTGCTAATCCTGATACTGCAAAGCCTAAAAAACTTATTAAGGCTACAGCAATGTCCTTCGTCAGCCCTGAAATAAGGATATTTATATTTTCTAAAGTATTATCCTTAATTGCTAAATATGATACACCTGCTAATGCAACAGAACAAATTAATGCAATTTTACATTCAATAGCATTAAAATCATATATATCTTTATATTTTTTATATTTTATAAATTTATTAAATTGAGCATCTTTTACCATTCTAATTCATTCCTTATTTATTTGCCCGTTTATGAATTTTCCCTATCCACTCACATATAAAAGATTTTGACTCTCTATTATATTCTTGCTCTGTCAAATTATCATCAATTATACGAGTAACTGCTGCATCTTGATTACTGCTTATCGTCTGCCTTTTACCATTTTGATTTATTCCTGTTGTATTTACTTCTCCATAGCCTTTTGAAACAGCCGTAAATATATCTTGCATATATTTCGAATCTATTTTTAATGAATTCCTGTCATCCGTTGTTAACATTTCCATCTTAAACTTATTCGCATTTGTATCACGACAATCCTGCATATACTGCAAACTATTTCTAAATTCCTCCAAATCTTTATCATTCGAATTTGGCGGAATTAATGTTGCTTTTATATTTCGTATTGATTTCAAAGCTCTAATTTTATCTTCCAAAATGCCTTTATCTTTTTGTAAAAATATTTCAAACTTATATTTTTTGGTATTTTTGCTTAAAATGAATGCGAAAGCGGTCATGAATTGATTATACCCGAACGATTGTCTTTCCGAAAAAGCTATCATTTCTTGTTTTGAATCCAAATAAAAGTATATGCTAACGGTTTCTTCATGTGAACTTTGTAATACTTTACCATATTCATTAATTCTTTCTGTTGGCTTATTAAATGTTCTAACCAATTTTCCAGTAATAACCCCATTATCGAATTTAGTCAATTCTTTTACACTATATTTAGACAACTGAGGCATCCTTCTTGTATTTCCATATGAATCTCGATATTTGTAACTTGAAGAAGTTGAAAATGTTTTTTTCTCATCCAGCTCATCATAAATTGTTTGTTTTACATCATCTAAATTTAGTTTATTATCATATACATCAAAAATACCTTCCGTCAGGTTTATTTTAGCCAAATACATTATAGCCATATCGAACTCTCCATTTCGACCTTTTTCTTTCAGTATAGCACATGTTGCCCAAAAAACAACGCCAAAAAGACACCCTTTCACAAGGATGTCTTTCATGCTACCTGGAATGTCCGGGTGGAGATCCCTAAACCAGGCAAATCGGAACGGAAGGACTCGAACCTTCGCTTAGGACACAAGCCATTGCTCTACCTCTGAGCTACGTTCCAACAACGCTTCCTAAGTGAACTCCACCGTCCTGATCCTCAATGTCTCTTCAGAGCAATCAGATAAGTACATCCGTGCACAAATGCATTCCATGTTTTATTCAAAAAGGCATTGTCAATCTGTCTGAGGTGTTGCGCATACGCTCAGTTCATCCGGGAGCGACCCGGCAGCTTCCTCTGCCAAGCTGTGACCCCCGGCAGAGGTTCCAGGGGAATTAAGCCGCCGGCCGTATGCCTTTGGCTTCCACTCTATTGTATTACGATACAAGCGATATAAACGATATTTTTACAAAATGTTATGCTCTTTCAAATACTTGTCCCTGATGTAAAGCCTTGGATAATCCGGACTATTGCTGTATCCAATCTTTGCGGCGATCCTGTCCCACGTCATCCCCTCTATGTAGAACATCCTGAACACATACCGTGCTTGACCGTCTTCAATGGATCTTATCCAGTCTTCCACGGCCTTACATCGTGCCTTCTTGTTATCCAGGATCTTCTCCCGGCGATCATGTAGCTTCCAGTCAAACCCAGGAACCGCCTTCGGTTGGGGATAGCCCTTCCGGTAGTCCATAACAACACTGACACCGATCCCGTTATCCCCTTCCATCATTTCTACCAGTTCCAATTCCAAGACTACTATCTCCCTCTTAAGCTTTCGGTAACTGCTCAGAAGCTTCCTGGTTATCTTTATCTTCGCCAACGGTATCACCTCATTCCTGCTCTTGGTTTGTATGTACGTTCTCCCAGAAGATATTCCTCTTCCTTCCTCTGTTGACCTAGAAGCTGCCGTAACCGGTTTAAGGTATCCCTGTTCTTCTGATCCTCGAAAAACTTCACCAGCTTCTCGTTCATCTTTGCCATATCTTTATTAATTCTCCTGGTTCTTCTGCTCTGTTGAAGACTTGTTGCAATCCGGTTCCTTTCGTTCCGGTCCTTGGCAAATTCCATTTCATGAAGAAAGTCCTGGAGACGCTTGTCCTCTTCAACGACCTTATCGCAAGCATACCTGTATTCTAAAATGCTCTCATCATAGTAGCTTAGAAACTCTTCCAGAGCCTGTGCCGGTGTCTTTCTCTTACTCATCTGGTATCCTCCGCAGCTCCGGATCCGGGCAAAGGCTTGTCCCCGCATAGGCTGGCATCCTGGCTGACCAGGTTGTAGGCTTTGGCCCGTTAATAATCGCATGGTCTGATGCGGCTATGGCACTTTTTCTTTGCAGCTGGTTTGCCTTTCTCTGGGCATCTGACTTTACTAATCCCATTCTTTATGTCCTCTCCCTTCTTACGCATGACAGCTATCACGTATTCCACGTTGGGATTTACTCGTTTCCACATTACGCGGCTTTGCCGGTATGCTTCCGGTCTTTTCTTTCCAGGTACAGCTTTACCAGCGTGTAGATCTGACGGAGGAACAGGCTGTCTTCTGTGTGGCTTATATTCTGGATGATATACTGCTTTACATGTTTGTTATTCATAGGCTACCTCCTCTAAATTTCAGTTTTGTGGAATATCCTCTGCGTGATATTCAGCGTTCCACACCATAACTATTTTCTTTTCCTTTTGATCTACAAAACCTATCTTTTTTTCATAAATAGTCAAGTTTAGTCCATGCTTTATACAAGCATTTTCAATCTCCTTTTTCAGTGCCAATGCTCTTTTTTGCATTTCTGTCATTTTTCATTTTCTCCAAATCTTAACTTTCAGTTAATACATTGTTTCTATATCCTTATCTGCAGGAAACTGGAACACGCAATTTTTATTATAAAATCCATTTTCAAATTCTACACTTTCTCTTAACCACGACTTTCTCAACATTTCCATAGCCTTAAGAGCTCTTTCTTTTGTAGAATACTGCCCTAATGTTGTAACTTCTTTATCTCCAGATAACTGTATTGATACAGCACTTTTGTTTATTGGGTTAAGAAAAATCACGCTTTTATCATACGGATAATCCAGACGCCCATCCTGTGAAACTACTCTCATATTTCCCTCCACTAAATCTTAATTTACTTGTCCTCATCTTTTTTCTTCAAGAGCTTTGATACCTCCTCTTTCTGGATATCTGTCAAAAAGCCTATCATATGCGCACATATGGTGATCATTGCCTTTGGATCAGAAAACATATCCTTTACATGCTTTTCAATCATGCAGTCAAGCACGGCTATAGCACCATCCATCTCTAAATGTTCACCTTCCCAAGTGGCATTAAGAATTAAGCCTTCTTTTCCATCGGCAATTGTAAGCCCCAGTGCTGTCTTTCCTTTCAATACTGCTGTTTCTTTTTCAGCTTCCATCGTTACTGTAACCATTCTTCCTCCTGATATCTCGTGACTATCTCTTGAAACATGGTAGAAAATCACGAGATAATAGCTTAACCTATTCTTTCAAACCGAAATTTTTTTCATTATCTATTCTTTTAAAACGAAATTCTTGCTTTACATCTGGGTATTTTTCAGAATCTACTTTTGATATAAACATATCTAATGGTCTGACCCAAACCTGCGATGGATCTAAGAAATTCTTATAAACAACCATAATCTCTTCTGTTTCGCTGTTTACAGCTAAATCAGTTACTATATACGTAGCACCTTTGAAATGCTTATATCTATAACCGATCATTCCATTTTTCATGCAATTAACATGCTCTTGAATATTCATTTACTGCCTCACAATCTTAACTTAGCTTAAATCTAAAGTAGTTGGATCATTACACATCTTCAGGACTTCTGTGATTCGCTTTTTCAGGATCAAATCCTTCTGGGTATCTCGCTTTTAGCTTTTCTATATTCATCTGCATGATATCATCCAGGCTAAATCCAAAGGCTTCACATAATGCGTCCACGTACCACATTACATCTCCCAATTCTTTCTTTAAGTGATCCTCATCCAGTTCTACCTCGTGAAAAATACATTTTTTTACCATATCCAACACTTCTCCAGATTCTCCTGCTAATCCCAGGCAGCCGTTCAGGAGACCTCCTAAATCCAAATTAGTATCTTCTCTGATACATTCCTGGTGCTGCAGCCATATCATGTCGCAATTCAACACTTTTCCGAGCATTCTGTCGGTTGATTTAGAATCCTTTGTTCTCATAGCTAAATTCTGATATTCATTTCCTGTCATATTTCTGATCCTCCTGATTTTCCTTTCCGTATTCTAATTTAAACATATTCAAACTCATCCAGCTCCACATCTTTTTCACATGCTGGGCAAGTGCAGAAAGCACCATCCAGCCACGATTCTGTATTGTAATCAGCATCCTGAAATAGTATTTCAACATACTGCTTACAGTGTGGGCACTGGAACCGGATATAAGCTGGCTTGCTTATTATCATATAACGTGTACCCATTCCGACCACCTTTCACACCATTTTGTTGACGCCAACAAAATCGATGATTTTACTTCCCGACTTTAATTTTGGGAACATCAGCTCTTAATTTCCTTTGTATGGCTCCGGAAGTGGCATCCAGGCATTCACAAATAAGTCCTGGCTGCTGCAAGTATCACATCCGTCAGCATCACCGGCATACCATGCTCCACCACCATCATTATCTTTTTCAAACCGTCCGATTATCGGAAGCGTGAAATTCTCAAATGACATCAGGACATATTCATCTTCTTCCGGAAGTCTCTCTTCCACCGGGATCCAGCTATGCTCTTCTATCTGACCTGCCAAAAGTGTCATTGCTTTTGCATAATTCTCTACCAAATCTGCTATGCCGTCCGGGATACAGCCTGTATCTTCATAGTCCTTAAGCTTACACAGCGCCCCATACAGCCTTTCACTTACTTCTTTGGTGATTACCTGGCCTTCCCGTAACTGCTCCCACCTGACACCCTTCAGACACCAGTTGCCCAGGTCATCCTTTTCTGTTAATCTCTGCATTTTATATTTCCCCCAACTTTATTTTTTTCAAATATCCGCATACTGTACTTTCTGCGATATACATATCTTCAGCAATTCGTTTTCCAGTCCACCCGGCTTTGTAAAGTGCCTTTATTCTTCCAACATCGATCTGCTTTTTGTTTGTTGCTTCTGGCTTTGGTGGCTCCGGCTTCTCCTTAGTTTCCGTACCTGTCTCAGCTGGCTTCTCTTCCACAGCCTTCGGCTTTGCTACTTCTGCCTGTTCCTTCTCAGCTGGCTCTGTCTCTCTTTTTTCTTCCTCCAGCACGATTCGGAAGAACTCACAGCCCTCCAAAATCTTCTTCAATGTCAGAAACTCATAATCATCCAGGTTCTTAGGTTCCGGTACTACCGGCTGGAGTACTCCCACCATAAGCCCTCTTTTGTGCAATTCCAGTGCCTCATCTATTGCAATTTGTTTTATGATCATTGCCCTTCTCCTTTTTATTCAACGGACACCATCTCGGTGCGGTTTTAATAGTTAATTTATCATCATGTCTTTCTGTTCTGCAGATTATAGGATGAGGCTCACATTCACTCCGTGCAAACTTGGCTTCATCATGAAAGCAGTAATAACGCCCTGGCCTTCCGTTCCCATCATAAAATTTTTTATAGCTGCAGTC